GCATCAATCGCAGCCTTTTTATGTTCAGGTGATGCGTCGCTAGTTGCAATACTGGAAAGCATTTCATTGTGACGCTTAAGTGCATCAGCATCTCTAGTCTTCCTAGCATCTATTTGCTTTAATTTGGTAGCTATAATGCTATGGCTTCGGCTTTCTTGCATTTCGCAATCTCCATCGTGCTTTTCTTCACCACATTCTGAGCATTTAGCTTCTAGCAATGCAGCGTGTTGTTCTATAAAAGAACTGAATGATTTTTTCATATTTTCTGTTACTTCCCCTTTGCCATCATCTTCACCTTTAGAAAAAACGATTCGATGAGCTTTAATCTTTTTACCCTGCTTATCTAATTTATAATCAGACGTATCCGCCATATTTATGCTCCTTTTATGCAAGAACGAATCATCCACTCATGCTTTTTATGAGCATCAATTCTATCGGCTAAGAAATTTACTAACCCTTGTTTATTTTCTCGAGTAGCAAGTGTAAGAGATGTTGTTAAACAATCAACAACTATTGTGTTATCTTTTAAAGCTGCTTCTAACATATCTTTTATATTGTCGCCTTTAATATCGCTATCGCTAATAGAAGCATTACTATATAATTCATTAAGTCCACTTGGAGCATATGTATCTAAAGCGCGAATCTCTTCAGCAAGAGGATCTATTGCACCATAAAGATCTTGGTATAAAACTTCGAAGAAAGCATGATAAGTTGGAAAATTAATACCTTCAACATTCCAATGAAAGCCGTGTGTTTTAAAATAAAATACAAAAGTATTAGCTAAACACTTTTTTATTGATAGTATTAATTCATCCATTATATTCTCTTATTTCGTGTAATTCTTATGTGAAAGCCTATCGTTTTCTATTCTTTTAACATTAGGTACTAATTTCATAGCCATTCTATTGATAACGTTTTTACGTTGTGCAATGATACGCTCTACTCTTTCTTTTTCAGAAACTGATAAAGTGTTAAGAGGTTTCTTAACTAGACGTTTCTTCATAGTTATAATAGCTAATCTACGTGCTCTTTTGTTTATAGTAGAAGTGCTGGAATGTGATTTAAGAGCAATAGCTGTTCTGCGTTCACGCTTTGCAGCTGTTCTTGAAAATCTTAATTTAGAACGAATTCTTTCTGCGCGAGATAATACTTCATCAAGAACTTCTTCTTTAAGTTCTTCAATATGCTCTCCAGTCTCAGCATCAACGATAGAAAGTTCGTCATCATCGTACACTTCTAGATAATCGTCTTCAGTTAAAGACTCGATAAAGCCGTCTATATCTGAATCATCAATATCAGATAGATCGTCTGCATCTTCTGCTAAACCCATCAATTTGAATTTATTTTCTGGAATTATAGATGAATCATATTTAATACCTGCATCAGTTGCAAGTTTAAGCATGTTGCCTAAAATCTTCCATCCTTCAGCAGTTAAATTCTTACTCTTGATTTTACGCAGCGCAAGATTAACCATCTGTTCAGCACCGCTCTTTTCATCTACATCTTCGGTACCAAGTGAAGATGCAATAATTCTTGCAACTTTTAGTTTATCTTGCGATTTGATGATCATTTCGTTTATTCCTTTAAATTCTTTTTTAGATTCTTGTAAATCTTGTGGGAATTTGCTAATCTTTTCTCCCAATTCATTTTCAACTAATAGGTGATTTGAACCACGCTTAATTATTTTTAAAACACATCCATTCGATTCAACGATATCATCGACGTGGAATATTTCATTAGCAAAATACTTTTCACGAACATTGTTTGTTTCGAACTTAATTTGTTCTTTAATTACATCCATACCCATGCCTTGACGAATTTCATTCATCAGGCGTTTACCATCTAATTCAGTTAAGACGTGTGGTAGACCTCTTTTAAAAGAAGTGAAATCATTCTTCTTAGCGGCCTCTCTCATTTTAGTACCCGACATACCAGAAGCACTATCAGCGTCTGGATCTCTTTCACCAGCAGATATTACTTCAATAGTATCGAAATGAAACACATCTCCATTATATTTTTCGAGTAGCTTTTTATATTCTGGAACTCTATCCGAGCCAGCAAGCATTATAAGATTCTTATACTTTTTACTTAGCGCTTTTGCTGCTTCCATAAACGTTCTAATTTCTTCATTAGCTGCAACGAAGTTAGTCTTTGGAAACATTCGTTTAAGATAATATACTTTACGATCTACTGGAAGTGGATTGCTTTTTTTATCGTGAGTACGAGAAGCAAAAATAATATGATCTGCTTTCTGAGAAGAAGCGATCTTTTTGACAGCATTTACCAATAGCTCATGACCAGTCGTTGGAGGTTGAAAACGACCGAAGGCAAATACTACTTTCTTTGACGGCAACTCTTTTATGAGCTGTCTAAATTGTTTCATGTGATTCCATCAATTAATTAGTTATTAATTATTTATCTTTTCTATGTTTTGCTTTTAGCTAACATTTACTTGTTTTTTAAACCCATCATAATACGAACATGAAGTCTATCTTTTTCTTTTTCGTCTTCAGGTAAATCTTTATAAGATTTATGCTGAGATGCGTTATGTTCTGCCTTAGGGTTACGCTTCATCCATTCGTTATGAACATGTTCAGATGCTTTTTCAAGATCATGCGGGTGTTTCTTAACAGCAGCCATTGCTGCGTGACCAGCGGCAATGTTTTCTTTTTGCCAATCGGGATGTAGTTTATGAAAAGGCACATTAATATCGCCTTCAGTTCCATCGCTATTCTTTTTAACTCTAGGAACATTGCCTTTATCTTTAGTATGCTGTTTTCTCCAGAGTTCGTGCGCTTTAGCAGCGAACTGCATTACTTTGCCAAACCTAGCTTGCTCTTTTAGGTATTCGTTAAAATTAATCATCGTTGCCATACTTTGTTCTATCAGTGTATCTTCTGCGCCAGTTTTTTAAATGATGATGAGCATCTGCCGAAGTTTCATGAGAATCTATAATCTCTCCGCTTTTATCTTTAATATCCCAACGCGTTTTGCTATTAAAGGTATCATCTCTATGCATCTTCTCTACTCTCCAATTTTTAGGATGATTATGATCTTCATTCTCTAAAATATATTGCTTTAGTGTTTTCATATCATTAGCACTTTCTATGTCTTGATACCTAACTTAGCCAATCCATCTTTGGCCAACTTGATACCTGCGTCTTGTGCTTTCTTATCTACTCCAGCACTAGCACCTTTGGGTAATACACCTTCGCATATCAACGTTGCGACAATTGGAGAAAATGCTGATCCAACTGCAACACCAACACCAGCAGGAGTTGCCCACAAAATTGGGTTACTAATCGTTGTATTGATACTGTTACACAAACAAGTCTGCATTAAATCTTTGTTAACTTGTCCTTTAACACCAGGAATAAGGAAAATTCCCTCATTGATGATATAAGCCAGTGCTGAACTAATTACCATCGTTTCTGCTTTGGTAGCAGCCTTAGCACCTTGTGCAGCAAACCAAGCTATCCATGTGGCACTAGCGGCAGTGGAGTTAATCGTGCCAGGATCACCTGGTGCGGGTTTTGGTGTAAAGTATGCAACAATGCCCATAGTCAGAGCGGCATTTAATCCAATACGACAAGCATTTGCGTCCGCCCACTTATAAGCATCTTCGGCTACTTTTTGAACTGCTTCTGCACCATCTTTGTATGCGTCTTGGGCAACCTTAGATCCTTCTTTCCATTCGTTACTTGCAGTATTGATGCCCTGCTTGGCTGCTTCTTCAGTATTTTTTGCAATGGTATTTGAAACACTTTTAGTAACTGCAGCGGTATCTTTGGCCAGATTGGCTGAATAATTATATGCAGTCGTGGCACCTTTGGCAATATCATTGGCTATATTGGTAGTTTCTTTAACTACTGTATCGGCAACTTTAGTAGTCTCTTTGACCACAGTATCGGCTGCTTTATTAGTTTCTTTAACTACTGTGTTGGTCGCTTTACTTACACTTTTCGTGAAACTATTCCATGACATATAATTTCTCCTTGAGTTATTTATTCAGAGTAATACAACTAGCAATTCCACTTCCTAAGTGCTTTATTAATACGTGAATCTGGATCATTAGCAGTCTTAGCAGACGTTAACTTATCCTTCATTCCGCCCATACGTGCACAAAAAGACTTTCTGCGATTAGCAGCTTTACTTCCAGGTTTTAACTTTGATGGTTTAGTAGTAACTGCAGTTTGTAAATTTCCACCAGTTTTGGCGTTATAAGAATCAACACCTTTTTGTGTTAAACCGCCAGTAGAACTCTTATGTCCTTTAGCATCAATAGCATACTCTAATAGTTCTTCATCGGTTATTGATTCTAACTGTTGCCATAGACTCTCAGAATCTACACCTTCAGCAAGTGCAAGCTCTTCAATAAATTCTTCAATTAAATCAAACTGAGATTCAACTTCTTCGTTCGCTGCTTTAAAGTTTGCGTCGGTTGGAGCACCTTTGCTTCCAGGTTTACGCATCTTTTCGCCAGAACCTGCTTTAATTCGTTTACGCTTTGCATGGATGTTATCCCATAATCCACGCTTTTCGTCTAAGTAATCTTTAAAATTAATCATGGTTGCCATCCTTTAAGAATTTCTGGTGAAAAGTTTGCATAACTAAATTCCATTCTATCTACTATTTTAACTGCACCACCTTTTAAATGATCGATTGCTACAAACCCTTCTACGCCAGTAGTTTTAAAGCCGGTTTTAGTTTTTAAGAATGTAGATATATGCCCAGCTTTGTTCATTTTTTCTATAATCATTTTCTTAGCTTCAACAAGTAAATTTACTAAATCAAATATAGCTACAATTTGGTTTTGATCATGATGAGCAAAGAAGCTTAAGATTTTTGTGCGGGAGTCTTCTTGTGTTTTTTTACCGGCCGGCGTTTTACGCTTTTCGATTTCTTTTTGGTATTTTTCGTGGATGTAGTGGAAGAGTTCTCGTACGTGGGCTCTAGTATCACTAATTTGTTCCATCTTTCGAATTTTTGTATTATTAAAGGTTTTAACCGCAAGCAATAAGTCTTCATCGTTGCTTATCCCATTAAGAGTTTGAGCACTGATTGAATTAAATAGAGCACCAGCGCGTGATAACACATCAGTTACTTTCTTCGTTTCTTCTGCTGTGAAAGTAGCTGTACCCGAATAGTCTTTGTAATTTGCGTCGTCCATCCATACACTAGATGAAGTATTAAATTTATTTACGATTGGTTTACCAAAAGATGCTTGCATATTCTCGAATGATTTTCCTTCATACGTAGTATGCCAAACAACTCCAATTTTAGCAGCACGTATTTTTTTACCGAGCATAGAATCATATGGTACAGCATACACGATAGTGTTAGGATGAAACGTAATATACTTTTCTGCATTTATTTCTAGAGTAGCTTTATCATCGGTGAACATTAAATCACCTTGATATACACCAGATTTAATTCCAAATTTAGAGAATTCTTTTAATGCTAGTTTAAATTTTGCAGCAAGATCTCCGCTGGTATCAGCATCAATTTCTGCTGGAGTTTTATATATCTTTGGAGATTTATTGAAAATACCTTTTTTAGCAATGAAGAACTTTCCATCACTTGGGTCAATTCCAGCAAAAATAGCTGGAGCTCCATCCCATTTTACTGTTGAAGTAATTGGAGATTTTGTATTACCAGCAAGCATATCTCTTAATGAACGTAAGAAATTAATTGCATTACGTGTGCCATTTACGCCTTCGTTGAAGACTAAATCTTCAACGTGCTCCATGTGAGTATTCTTTTCTTCTTTAAGATATTCTTTTAAGTTTAACATTATTTTATTGTCTTAATTGATCCATTAGGTAAAGCAAAATATGCTTCAAACTTTATATGATTGAATTTTGTTCTTAACTTTAAGAACTCTTTTAGATTACTCATTGAATCGTCGAATAATCTAACTTTACTAAATTGTTTTGTATTTAAGTATTTAGTAATGATGATAGCCTTCTTAATTGCAGGAACTTCATCACCAACTAATTCGCCAGCACGTTCAACGTATACCTTATCAATATCAAATCCGTATTTGCGGAATGTTGCTAGAAACTTATCTTTATCATTAAAGTTTGATCTAGCTGTGAGGATAATTACTTTACTGTTTGGGTTCTTTTGCGAATTTGCTAAAATGGCTTTTGCTTTAGCAAGCATTTTAGTTATAGGCTTTGATTCGTGATAGAATTTATGAGCATCTTTGAATTCATCAAAATCGAATGATTCGCCCGGATTCAGTTTATAATTGTTAAATTCTTGATTAGTTAGTTTCTTCAGAACTTTTCCGCTGTGCATCACTGCTATCTGAGCAGTAGTGTGGAATAGAGTATCATCGATATCGAATATCGATAAGCTTCCGCTTCCTTCTTCTTCCAGCAAATATTCTTTAAATTTTAGCATTTTCTATAATTCTATTATATCAAATTGACGATTTTTTGTACAGGCTATCACCACGGATCACCAGATAATTTAACAGATGAAGCCATCTTTTCAGATTCAAATTTAAATCGAATCTTCATTATTTTTTTAACTCCAGCTTTAACACCAATAGATTCATTACCAACTTTTTCTAATGTAATTTCGTATTTAGATAATGCGCTTAGTTTCTCATTATCTGTTGGATCCATTACTATTGCTTTATAAGGAGCTTTATTGCCCTGTCCAGTAACTTTAACATACGGAGGAGATACTACTTCAGCATCCATCCAATCAGATAATAGATACTTCATTAAATCTTTTTGATCAAACTTTCTCAATCTTATTAATAGTTTATCTCTCATTCCAGCTAATATATCAGAACCAATTTGTTCTGTATGTTTTTTAATACCTGGACTCTTACGAATAAAATCTTTACGAGCTTGAGCAGCATCTGGCAAAGAAAATTTAGCAATAGTTTGTTTACTTTGAATAGCATATTGATCTGCTAATTTAAGTCCTAAATTTCTATCAACTGTTCCAAGACCTGGATTCTTAAATCCAATATCACCACTACCTTTAGTTGCTTTAGCTGATAGTCCTAAGAACCCCTTAGATTGACCTGAACTAAATTTTATTAAAATGTCTGTAGGATTTTTCTTTTGATCAACGAACTCACCAAATGCAGAAGACATCGATCCGGGACGAGCAGTCCACCATACTCCTCTTACAGTATTAGAGTATCCATTTGCTTTAGCCCATTTAAGAAATTCTACTGCCATCACTTCAGCTTTGCCAATTGCATCTGCTACTTCTGAAGCCTGTGCTTGCGCTACTCTAATATTATATTGACGTTTAGCTTCACTATCATACCACGTATTGCCATTTAATACATAACCTGTATAAATTTCATTAATGTCTGATAATATAGTATTAGCTGTCATGTTCGTTCCGTTGTGTTGATATCTCTATATTTATAAACTAGAATCGCCCCGAAAGGCGATTTTTATCATAAGAAGGCTTGTAGACTATTAGGAGGATCTGCATCTCTTATTTCAAAAGTCTTTTGAGGGTTGAATTGGTACATTAAAGTGCCTTTCATCATGTCTCTTTTACCTTCTAAAACAGCTTTAATCTCTGTTGCCATGTCAGTAGCAGTGTGCACTGGCACATTTTGACACACATGATTCAAATTTCTTGTTGGATTTAATAGCTCAAAGTCTTGAGGCAACCCCATAATAGTCATGCACTCACGATATGTTAGGTATCTATCCTCAGTGTGATGAGTCATAGACACTGGAAGATGCCCTACGAAAGCACCAATATAATCTTTAGGTATATATGAAGCACGCCTCATAAGGTTACCACCAGCATCTAGCTTATCCTGCATAGCATCCATTTTACCAGCAAGTTTACTATACCCATTTTTCTCGAAGAATGGTTTTACCATACGATAATTATGTCCATTCTCTTCGATGTAATGCATTGCATCTGCTGACTTCGTAAGAGTCTTTTGAAATTCAGCATGTGAAATACCTCCATGCATAACTTCTAGAACATAACGGTAATATGGATCATCCTTACTAGGAGTCTTTTTATTAGTTACTTCTTGCTGAGTAGATTGTGGTTTTGCTAGATTGATTTGATCTTCAATGCTGATTCGGTGTTCATCAAAATACTTAAACACTGGAACTTTATCGCCTTTCCAAAAGAAGTAAAAGCTTCTTTCGCGGACTTGTGAAAGCCCATGCAGCAAAGACTTAGTTCTATAAAGTGATATTGTATAGCCGTTATCTTTTGCTATCTTATTTAGTTTAGCAATAACTGGTTTACCCATTTCACCGGCAAGTCTTGGAGCATTTTCACCCCAAAATACTTGAGGCTTCATTTCTTCTAGTACGTATTTTGCTGTTATAGTCATCCAATCATTAACAGCAGAATCTGAACTTGATGATGGAGAAAGAGAACTAAGTCCAGCACATGGGCATACTGCATTGACTACATCAACATAGCTGGGGTGTTTTCCACCTTGGTCTAATAAGATGTAAGGGACATCTTTAAGGTGATTAACTATATGTGAATCGTTATTACTAAACGGAGTATAGGAAAGTAAGTAATCGGGTTTAGTACCAAATGCATTAATTTGACCGATTGTTTCTCCTCCAATTAATGGTACAATAGATGCATGTTTAAATGTCATAAATTATTTTCAATCTGTTTGAACATCTCGGCAAAGGTATACTTCGAGTCTTGATGTTGTTTATAAAATTCAAATGCCATTTCACGATATTCATTTCGCATAGCATTATCGTCGGCCAGTTTATTTAGCAGATCGAAAGCAGGCTGCATATCGTTATCATCAAGCCAAATAGTGCCAGTGTCTTTACAATTAATTAGCTTATCGCCAAACTTGCGGTGAGTACAACGTTCACCATATGTCTTACGAAAGACTGGAACTACACCAGTGCATGCTACTTCACAGTGAGTGTATTCAATAGAACGTTGGATAAATCGTTCATCAAGCACCGAGAGTTGATAACCAAATCCAACAAGTGACATACGCTCAAGCATTTCATCATTAATGAATGGACCAAACACGTATGCTGGTTGATTGTTTTCAAGATTGACTGTAGATATATGTTTATCAATCATGCCGTTGAACTCCGACAATTCGCGAAAACCAAGATATGCTGGAGACTTCTCAATACCTTCGAAAGTAGTAATGTAACCACCAGGAC